AGTAGAGTTTACTGGACTAGGTGGAATCAAATGGGCAGTACCAGCCAATGTAGATTATGGAAATTCAGTTTCAGTTAAATTCTTAGAGTTTAATGGAACACCGATTTTAAATATTTTTCATGGTTGGATCAAAATGATAAGAGATTATAGAACCGGTACATCAGCACTTATTGATGGTGACAGTCTTGGTGGTTATACTAAATCCACATATGCTGGAATTATGTATTACTGGACTACAGCACCTGATGCAAAAACTGTTGAGTACTATGCTGCATACGATGGCGTATTCCCAACAAAAGATCCACAAGATTTATTTACAAGTGATGTTGAAACTGTAGGTAGATTGGATACAGAGATCGAGTTCAACTGTGATTATATTTGGCATGAAGCATGGACAAAAACAAAATGTCAGCAATTAGCAGATGAGGTCTATGGTCTTAAAGCAAGCGTTATTGAAGAGTATGGAAACAAAGTAGCACAAGCTACATAATTGAAAAAAATTAAATATAAAATGTGAACAGAAAGGAGTTTAGAAAATGTTTAAAGGATTTGATATTAAGTATCCGGAATATGAGGTACACACACCTCATACTAATTTGTCTTACAATGTAAGATCATTAAATGTTCAAGAAGAAGAAAGATTGAAAGGAAGTTTGTTATCGGCAATTAAAGTGAATGAACATTTAAACAAATGTATCTATGAAGCAATTACAAAGAAACCAGAAGAAATTAAAGATTATGATACATTTTTAAAACATACTACCCTTAAAGATAGAGATGCTCTGTTATACGGTCTTTATCATATTACATACGAAGAAATTAGAAATTACGATGTTACATGTCCATCATGCAGGAAAGAATATCCAGTAACAGTTCAAGCATCATCTACATTTAGCATGACTGCTTTTCCTACCAATGATGTATTAAGCAAGGTAGTTAAAGTTGACCTTCCAATATCTCAGGGAGTTTCTGCTTATATCAGTCAACCAACATTGTTTGAAGAAATGACTGCCTTAAAAAGTCTGGGTGTTTCTACTGGAACTAATATGGATATATTAACAGAAACTCTTATCCTCAAGAAATTTCAACAAAATCCTGAGGAAGGAGATACAATAATTTATTCAGAAAGAGAAGACATCATGGATGCATATATGTCTTTGCCAGCCAAAGATAAAAGAGAGATCTACAAAAAATACAAAGAGGAATTTGGTCAATATGGAATTAATCTAAGAATGCTTTCTACTTGTGTTCATTGTGGTACTCAAGACACAATTGATATTGACCTTGTGGAAAACTTTTTTCGTATGGTGCACTCAATCTGAGTCGATAAATAATTATAGGGACACTCTCGAGAAAAATATTTTTTCATGTATGGAAATGAGCAAGCAATCCTACAATGAAACATTATCAATGCCTGTTAAAAGATTCTACAATTATCTTAAGTGGAAATCAGATTTGGAAGAAGAAAAACAGAAAATGATTCTCGAAGAAGTGGGCAAATAAATATTTGGGAGAATTAAAATGGGTGCAGTTGCAGACTAAATAAATCAATATTATGTATGAGATTTTTTCGTTATTTGGGAGATAGAATAAATGGCCAATATATTAAGACGATTCAATAAACAAGTTATTGGGTCCGATGGAAAGATATATGATTATTTGGCTAAAATTACTGCGTATGGAGATTTTAAACGTGTTGAAGATTTAAATACTATTATCACATCGTGGAATAATATAATTTTAACCCCAAAAAGAACATACTTACATGATCCAGAATATGGAAGTAATCTACAAAAATTAGTATTTGAACCTGCTGATGAAGGTACAGTTGAACGTATTAAATCAGAGCTTATAGATACTTTAATGTATTATGATGATAGAGCAACTATTGAAGATATTGTTGTTATACTTCAAGATAATGGCAAAGGTTATCAGGTTAATATTTTTGCTGACTATGAAGGTACAAAAGGAACACTATCTGTTTCATTTGATGACAGTACTGTTCTTTCACAACAATCAGTATCAGGAGGTGCGTCCTAATATATGAGCACTCAAAAATATCAACGTATATATGACTACGTCCATGAATACCAAGATCTAATTTATGATTTTTATAGTAAAGATGTAGTTGCCTTTCTTACAACATATTATCACATAGATACAGCTAATACAGTTTGGGATGATGAAAATATGATGGGCGGATCATATGATAGAATTGGTGAGTTTTCAGGGACTCGTTTTCATAAAATTTTATTATTACCTGTTTATTATTCAGAAGAAATGACAACAACATATGATGCTCAAGACATTGGTTATATTAAAGATGGTGATACTTCATTTGTTATACCAAGCACATATGGTTTTACGCCATTACCAGGCGATAAACTAAAATTGGAACAAGAATATTTACGCCCAACAAATAATACATATCCAATTTATTATGTAGGTGGAGTTGAAAAAAGTACAAACACAGATCGAGTATTTTACCGATTAAAGCTTCATGTCGAACAAAGTGTGACTGAAGAACAACTCGATGAACAAGTATCAGATCCAATCTATACATTTTTTGATTATGATAAAAATATTCATACTTTAAGTGATGCACAATTTATGGCACAGTTATTATCTAAAAACGAAGACTTGAGAGCATGTATTAAAACTAATTTGTATGATAACAGAAGCGGATACTATTTTGATCATGGCGTGGGTCCATGCTAAACGAGGAGTAAAATGACAACTACAACAGAAACTACTGTTTCGAGTCAGATTTATAAATCTAGGGATCGGATAAGAAACGAGATTGTTGAGAAACTAAAAGAATATTTAGAACTTGAGAATGTAGATCTTACGAAATCATCATTTCTATCATTCATAATTGAGATACTATCAACGAATACAAGTAATTTATTGTTCTATCAGATTTCCGCATATAGAGAGTTCTTTTTAACTAAAGCTCAACTACCTGAATCAATTTATAATCTAGCAGCATTTTTGGGTTATAATCCAGCAGATGCAACACCAGCAGAAGCTAATGTTATGTTTACAATACCATTCGGATTTACAGATGCATCTACACAATTTGTACTTGATGAAGGATTCAAATTAAACGCTGAAGGTGGTATTAATTTTGCAACATATTATACTACAACAATTACGGTCACAAATAATGCGGAAGTATCAGTTGTTGTTAGAGAAGGAAATCGAACATACACTCTACCCGTAACAATAGAAGCGAGTCAATTTCTATTTGTATTGCCTTTCAGACAATATTCTATTTCATTACAAGAATTTCAAATATCAGAAGACTTACAACTATATCAATTTGTTTCTCTTGATGTTCCATTTGACGGGCAGATTTCTACCCAAGTGGTTGAAGTCAAACCTCCTGGTTCTGTATCATACGAATTATATACCGAAGTCCCAAGTTTGTTTTTAATGGAAGCAACAACTAAAGGGTATGTATCAAGAAGAACAGATGCAGGTATTAATTTACAGTTTGGTAATGGTTTAATTGGATATCAACCAGACCCTGGTTCTACAGTTCAAGTAACATTAAATTTGACTGATGGTGCCGATGGTAATGTAATTGCAGGATCCATACATACCGGAGATAGAATATACAATACCACTTTAGCTGGCGTAACTCAAGTTGTTGAATATGATGTTATAAATACATCTCCAGCAGCTAGTGGTGCTGATGAAGAATCTCTTGAAGCAGTAAGAAGAAATGCAATCACAAATATTACAGCTCTTGAAAGAACCGTAACTGAGAATGACTTTATAAATGCAAATACAATTATTGATGGTTCTCCTATTGGGCAAAATTCACTTCCAGTATTAAAACGATCTGATTTAAAAATCAATGAAATTGCTTTATTTTCAACTATTTATTTTTCTACTGATTTAGTACCAACACGAGATATATTTAATACATTCGCAACTACATATATTCCAAGACAAACTGTTTTGACACAAGATGGAGTTGAATATTATACAGTTTTTGATATGGACATTGATACATTAAATAATTCAGCAAGTTATACATATATAATGTATGAGATCGAACAAATACCAACTCTAGTAACAAGTTATGGTTCTGACTATGAATTATATGCAACGAACTTAATTGTAAAAAGAGATGGTGTACAAGCTACATATGAATTAGAATTTACCACAACTGAAAGTGATTCTATACTTGCTGCATGTCAAATGGAGATTTCAGAGACTGGTGCAACATATAATATGACAACAGATAGTACATCATTTACTCTTTTATTCCCAGATAATAGAGTTATACCAACTGGAGATTTAACATATTTCTTTACAATTACACATTCAGTTGAAGGATCAGTTGGACAATATTCAAATCAATTTATTTTTAGACTTGATCTTGATGATTTCACAACATCCAATGCTACATCAGATGGTACATCATATACTGTGTATGATATACCAACAGTGCGTAAGGATTATTATGATAGCGTCGATGAACGAGATTTTGAATCACAAGTATTACAACTATTACTTACAACATTGACATTTAAAGATTATAGAATGTTGACTGACTTTATTAATTTTAAGTTTTCTAATACTACAGGAACTCTTACAAATATGCAATTGAATGAAGTAGATCTTCTTCCAGTTCTTTCAATAGAATCTATACCGCCTGTAATTACTGGCTTGGGTCAACGTTATATTGTATTAAATGGTACAGGAACTTGGCTGGGTCATGATAATGATATTGCTGTTTCCGCATCTGATGGAACTGCATATGTATGGGCATACACCACTCCAAAATCAGATCAAATGGTATATGTAACTGGAGAAACAACAAAATATATATACAGTGAAACTGGATGGGTTGTGCCTGCTTATGATATTCCATTACAACTGTCTATGGATGTTTTTGTTACCGACACGTACACTGGAACACTGGGAGACCTCACTCAAGCGATCCGGAGCGCCCTTGTAACAGCGTTCAGCGATAGATTCGGAATTGGGGTTAACATATATCGCTCAGAAATTATCGACGTCATACAGGGGGTTGATGGGGTTGATCATTGCCGTTTGATTGATCCTGTGTCAAACATTTTCTTTAATTTTAATATTGATGATTTTACACAACAGCAATTATTAGAATATGCACCAGAGTATGTATATTTTACAGAAGACGATATTGCTATTAGGGTATTTTAAATATGGATGAATTATTAAATAAAATAAAACCAAATTTGCCAAAATTAAAACGATTTATTAATAATAGTGCGGCAAAAGAATTATCTGCATTATCGGAGCCATGTTATTATCCGAA